AGAGAACCGTCATAAGGATAGGTCTCATAAATTCTAGTGATTGCAGTTGAATAATACTCTTCGGCGGACCCATACCGAGCGAAATTCTCCGGTTTTGTGAAGTCCACATCCGGAATAAACCTCTCCTCATTGATAATGTCCTGCTCATGATATTCTGCTGACTCAACTTGTCCGCCTATATCATGGGAAGTCTTACCGGAGAGAGCTTTAATATTTGAAACATTTTCAAAATATTTCTTAATACTCATATCTTAATTATTCTTCAACCCTAAATTTAAAGGTTTGTGGCTGCTCCTGCCACGAACCAATACTATCGTTATAATATGCTAGTCGAATTTCATACATATAGTCTCGTTCTAGCAAAGACATATCTAAGTCAAAGTAATTCCCCTCCTTATCATAGGATAAATACGTACTCAAGTCTGACCCTGTCCCGTATGGAATCGCACCGTAGTTATCGGTTACTCTATAGATTGCATATGAGGCGCTTGGTATAATGTCAGTTGGATTGTTTGTTGTCGAAACCGTATACACGGTTGGGCTCCAGTTTTTGTTTCTCACAAAAAACCTGAAGCGCGCAGTATCTGTGCCGGAGTATTTCTTCCGAAGGTTCTTACATGAAGTAATCCTTTCAAAAGTGGGCGCTGAGTCATATGTTGGCATCAACTCGGGATATACAGACCCTGTGTAGAACTCAACTGTGCCGCTATAGTTGCTCCAAACATCGTGCACGAGTGCAAAGGGCGTCGATGCCGCCGTCAATGCGACCGAACAAGAATAGATACCAGTGCTCACGTAGCCGCCTGTGGCGTTTGTATCTAGCGCGGCAGCTACATTGCCGCCGACGGACAATTTAAGTGCGGAGCCTGTCGGAGCACTATTCGAGCTAGAATAAAAAGAAACATATATCTCTCCCGTACCAACGGTAGGGATATTAACAAGCCTCCCTCGTACATAGTTATAAAAGTAAAGCGTATTTAAGTTGTCGAGGGAGGGGGCCAAAGAACTAGAATAATAAAAGTTTTCTCTGTCATCGCTGATTCGCGAATCCCACCTTGCTTCGATAACTGGGCGCTTGAAGAAAAACTCGGTCGAGCGGGCAAAAAACTTCTTAGTGTAATAAGACTCTGTTGCGCCATCTGTGTTTTGAATAATGCTGCCGCTATCAACTCCTGTGGATCCTGAGTAATATGCTTCTTGGCTAGCGGTGAGGCGTACGCCAAAACCGTAATTCGTAAATTCGCTAGCTAGCCACCTTTCCATCAGTTCGGTAACATCTAGTTCCATGTCCTCATAGCCCTGCGCGAAAGTTACATTATAGTTAGAGCCGGTCCGATAGTCACTACCAACGTTAGTCCATGCCGTAGTTGTGCTAGCTGACACCCAGTTAGACTTTCCGTCGTCCTTGTACTCATCCATGTCCAGACCGGTGCCTTCGACCCACGAACGAGATACAGGTGCCACCACTAGAGTAAAATCCTGAGGAAGAGTGAACGGTGTACGCGCGTTAAACATTCGCAAATAGAAAGATACACTGCCAGATGCGGGGATCTTACCAGCGGTCCGGTCCGCAGCAATAGTGGTGGTAGAAAAGTTAATTAGGGCCCGAGTAAGCTCCTGTGTTTGGCCGGTTGAGGAAGAAGCTTGTCCGTAAATGGAGAATACCTCTAGTGCATCCGCATAACCCATATTGGAGCCAGTGCCGCGGCCCGTCTCCAGTAGGTTGGACGTAAACGCGTTTGTAATGGTGTTATCGGCGCTAGCTGTATATCGGAAAATACCCATTACTGAACAGCTCCCTTAATATCTAAATTCGGAAACTTCAGCTCAAACGCAACGTTCTTTTCAGCGAGTATGCGGCGGCCGTTTGCCGTAAGGGCTCCATCAAAGTCGTAATCAAGATCCGAATAGCTGGCGCCGGACTTTCCGACAATCTCCAAATCTATTACGTCTATAACTCCTTCTACCTTTTGTAAAATTTTATAGAACTCAGTAATGATTATCTCTTCTCCGATATCATAAACGTTTTTACGAAGATGGCCGGCGATGGCGGCGTTTGCTTTGTTGATCACGGTGTACCTGTTGGCGTCCAAATCTAGTGTGACAACATAGTTGATACCAAAATTGGCCACGACTGCATCTAAAATATCAACAGTATCATTGATCATTTTATACTGTAAGAGCCAGCTCTTTAAATTGTTTTTAAGAGTTGCGTTGGCTGTTGTAAATTTGCCGCTGGTATTCTCGGAAAGTATATAAAGATTTATATTTCTCTTAAGCTCGTCAAAATCTCTAATCGCTGCGACGCGTTTCACTGAGCCAAACTTGTTTGGCATCCCATACGTAATCGCCTGATAGTCCTGCAGTGTGACTGCGCGATTTTGTGTGGCATAATAGCCGAATACGCGCTGCTTAATCTCGTCCGAATCGGGAAGAGTTATGTCTCCTACGAACTGCTCCTCATTGGTAACCTCTAGTGAATTACGAGCTATGTTTCGAAGGCCCGTCGAAAGGGCGCCCTGATTTGTAAACCTAAAGATGGGCGTGTCGGAGCGCGTAATAGTGCCAACAGCGGCGTTAACATCCTCTAGGGTGTTCACGCGATAGCGGATAATCAAGGTAGTGTTAGATGGGGCGATGCCAAACTTATCGCTGCTTATTAAATTAGTAGGATCGAAATCGCGATCAGTAATATAGGTGCGGCCACTCAAGTCCATAATTACATCTGTAGGGTCAACTACCGAATTGGATAGCAATTCCGAATCTGAGCCGTATCCAAATTGAAGATAGGTTTCATTATTATTTCTTTCGACTGTAAACCTTCGGGCGGCCGGCGTTGCTTTTAAAATATTCCCGACCGTTCCGTTCGTAGATGTGTTAGTGTTTCGTATGGCTTTATAAATTATATTTTGAGACAGGTTATCTACCTCGTAGTATTCGTGACCTTCCGAATCCACCACGGAGAGTACTTCCGCCACATTACTTGTCTCTAGTTGGACTCGGGTAAACCGTTGGAACTCTCCAATGTCGACCTCTTTTACCAGTACGCGGCCAGAGACGGCGCGGCCGAGTGCGCGAATAACAAAAGTCGACGGGGAGCCCGTGGCAGTATCTATCTGACCTGCGACAATTTGATTACCGCTCTTTGCAAAATCAACATCTTCTAACAAAGTGTATAGGCCTCCTCCCAATGAAGAGAATGTTGAGCCGGCCTTAAGTACTGGAGCATATGCTAGGTTGGGGCCGCTGGTAAGGGCTGGGATCTGGATGTAACAGGTTAGCGCGCCGAAGGACGAAGGGTTTGTATTTAACCTAAACCCCATCTGGCGTGCGAGGCGTACAACATTATCATACTCAACGGCGGTCTCTAGAAAGCTCTCGTTTGTCTGATAATCTAGGTAAAAAGAAAGGATATCGCCAATGTAAGAAACTGTATCTAACATCAAGGATCCAAAAGAGGCTTCGTTAAAATCCTTAAAGGTATTGGGATAATATCTCTTAGCGTAATCTTCTAAGTCTCTACGAATAGAATCAAAGTCGCGGCTGGTATAGTTAATGGGTTGTAATTTTTTAGGCATTTTTTATCTCATTAATTAGTTCTTTACATCAATTTCGAGGGCAGCTTCTACGGCTAGTGGAATAATATTAAAGGAAATTCTAAGCGACAGCGTGTGAGGAAACAGGTCTGGGTTGTTTTCTGGAACGCTATAGTTGAGATTTGTAATGGCAATATAGGGCATATATCGAGCCACCTGTTGATGAATCTTAGAGCTGATTTTACCATAGGTATCCGGACCGTTAAACTCAAACAGATAGCGTTTGAGGCCCACCCCAAAGCTAGGGTCCATTATACGCTCGCCAGGTACCGTAAGAACTAACATCTTTAGATTCTGGCGTGCCAGTTCTTTAAATGTGGTATTTAAATTATATGCCCCGAAAGTGGCACTAGTGGTCAATGGTAATTTAACTGATAGTCCTGACGACATTTATAACACCTCTAACACTCTGTTGGCTTGGACGAATCCTCTGAATTCACTACTGAGTTATCCCCCTTGTCCGCACCAAAACTAGGAATCTCCACATTAATTAGTGAGAGAAGTAAATAAAGGATACCCAGAGGAGAAGGAGGTATCATAAACATTCCCATTATTGACCCCAAGAAATCGATACCATCAGCCGAAATTCGCGGGAAGAAGGCCTCCATCTCTTGTTTCACCAGCATAGCCGTAGCTTCGGTATCGTTGGTGGCTCCAGGATTCTTCATTATCACTTCCACGAGACACAAAACAACAGTCAAAAGTTTTTCACCAGTATCAAGCCCCAATTCTTGGAGAGGCTCGGCTGACTCAAGAATCTCGTCAAAGACTCTGCTCAGTATGTTGAAGACCTGTCCGGTGATGTTCTTGATGAGTTTACTAATAGCAACGTGCGGATCAATCAACTCAAGGATCCCCTTGAGGATGTCGATCGGAGTCTTAACAAGCATTATTAATATAAACTCGCGCGCGAAGGATTCGAACGCATCGTCCATCTTAAACGTATTAGCAACCTTGCGACTCATGTCTGGCGTTTTATCGTACCTATCGTCACTTTCAATAGTGTTTTTTACAATATTAAGGCAGGCATCCTTCGTGGTCTTCATAGTTCCGGGAATTTCATCGAAGTATTTGGTTGTTAAATAAAAGTTCTGGATGATAGGAATCATACTTATCACCTCTCTATTAAACACATTTGTAAAATACTCCTTATATTCTGGACTACTCGTCAAGAAATCAACGTCTTCCTGAGTAAGAGAAGTTTCGTAATCTGGAAGCTGCTGGGTGTCCCCGATCGATGCGAGGGATAATCTTGGATCATCTGGCTCGATTGTTATATCTCGATCAAGGAACTGATCCTGAAATTCATAGGGGAGTGATCGGTCATCTGACGGCAACAAAGGATAGACTCTGGTCTGATAGGCGCCGATAGGATCCGGAAGATTTCTGTCTCTAAAATTGAGCCAAAACTTATATCGCAAAACATAATCGGTCGAATCCGGCAGCGTGGGCAGAGCTTCGTCTGGAGCTGAGCTGGAGTCTGTTGGCCCGTAGGGAACGGATTTACCGAGGTCCGGTGAGTTGGGGTGTTCATGGTCGCCAGGGTATAATGTATTCCCGTGTTCTCTATGTTCATTAATATAGCCCGGAGAACCCTGAGGAGGGGAGTCCGCATTATCATTTGGATGAACTTGGTTTTGGCTATATTGTGCGATAGGGTGAATGTGAGTCTTCGAGGATGGGTCCAGTGTGTTGGGGTCGCCAAAATTGTTGGGTGCTGCGGCCTGTGTACTGGCACGGGTGACATATGTCTTTGTTATAAACAGTCGAGGGGTGTTCAGCCACGGCCCCAGCATCGGCTCCATTCTGATATTGGAATGCGCTAGCCAGTCATCATTGAGCATTTCGTACACCGGCATAGAGCGCAAGAAAATTTCATCTAACGACTTGGGGTTTGCATTTGGGTGCGATTGCTTGATAGCATTGTTCACGGCAGACTTTGAATCTGTGATTCTCTCTCCTATCATGTAGTTGATAATTTTGTTATAGGTCGTCGTATTAGCGGGCAGCTTCTCACCCGAATTAAAAACCACATTCCCAGCATAGTCAGTTATACCTCCCTGAATTTGATTAAGTTGCTGGAATAACTCTATGAGGTCGTCCATGAACATCTTTCTCACTTCTGCATCTACGTCTGCCATATAGTTGGATAGTGAATTCTCAATTTGCGCGCGCATGTATAGAGCGATAAACTGTTTTCCGAACAGTACATCTATCTCGGTTGCAGAAAAGACAAAGATATTCTTGATAACAAACTCAGCAATGTGAATCTGCACAAACAGGAGATACATTCCATATTTTAAAGCCAGTCGGACCTTTTTACGGGCCGGCAAATCGCTGCCGCATGCGAGATTCTCGAACATCCGAAGCATCTTGTTGATAATGCCGTCGACGTCCAAAAGATCAGAAGCATCTCCAGGTGCACAGTTTTCATTATTGTGGAAAAAGTTGAGCGACTGGAGCGTGGCGGCATCAAATATGCCATTCTTAATAAAATAATCAAACACGTAATCAGTCAACAGTGCGTTGGCCACTGGGAACACCCGTCGTTTTGCATAGCGCCTTTTGTGAGATTGGTAATTTAGCTCTCCGGGATTGCCAGGAGGATAGGTATCAGTGCAAAGGACCCGATAGACCGTCTGAACGAACGGATCCATTGTCAGTCCTTGCTGCTCTGACAGGACCTCTTGTCTGAAGGCTGCTGTAGTGCCCTGAACGCCCTGAAAGAGTGCATCCAACTCAAAGCTTGTCACTCCCTCGGCCGTTGACTGATAGTCTGGGTAATCCAGAGCAATGTATCCGGGCTCAGATGTTGGAAATTTACGGGCAGCGCGGGCTTCGGCATACCCTGCCGCATCTCCGCGGAGGAGAACACTGCCCGTGGCGTCTGTAATTGTGTAGTCAGACCGCGCAGACTGTCGAGGATTCATTATAATGGGCCGGAAATACCATTTCAGCTGTTCATGGACTGTTCCGTTTGGTGGATGCACCTCTTCTGCCATGAAATTCCATGCGTCGCCCGCACTAGATGGCACCTCTAAAACCTTAGGGGTGCTGTTCATAGAAGCAATAGGATTCATTGTACTAAATCGATCATAGGACGTAACTTCGCCGCGGTCGTTCATAAGAATATAGTCCTTAAATTCTCTCAAAAAGCGTTTATTAAACACCTTTTTTGATATAACAGGCGCTGCTCCGGCACCGTCTTCCACTGCATTTGCTACGTCACCCAGAGTGTCTATAAGACCGCCTAGTTTTCCGCCAGCAGCGAATGCAATTTCCATCCCCTCTATAACCGCAGCCAGTATCTGAGGGATCACCTCTATATCAATTGTTGCTTCTAGCTCAAGCATATCCTGATTGTCGTTAATACAGGCCTGAATCTGGTCCGCCATCGGACCCACATCTTCAAGAGCTTCCAAGATCGTTTTCAATATATTGATCATTGCCTTATTGGGCTTCTTGGCCCACTCTTCGGGGAGTTCGTTTCCAGATTCCGCGACCGCATTGTAGGCGGCGCCGGAGGCTTTCGCTAACCTAGAATCCAACAATACATTTTTGATTGACTCCGATGAATAACTAAACTGAAGTTCAACAGTTTCCACCAACGCGTTCAGGGTTTCATAAATAGATTTTCGGAATGTGGGGTCCTCTACATAATTTGGGCTATCGGGGCACTCTAGGTCGGGTTTAAACACCTCAGGTCGCAGACCATTTTGCAAAATATCCAAAAGCGTCTCAATATTGTCCATATCATCCATATTGATGGATTGAATGTCGTCTTCAGTAAGACAGATGTTGTCCTGATTGAGGGTGGCCACCTCATTAGCTATCTCATTACACAGATCAGTTACATCAACTATCTTGGCCAACTCTGCAAAAAATCCGATGATCGCTGTAAACGTGTTCAAGTTCTCCGAGACTGCCGGCACTTTATCATATGCCAGATTAAAGTCTAGTATCTTTTGAACTAATTCTTCTTTTGTGGATGCTGGCTGTGTGAGCAGGACGCATACATCCATGGAACTTAATACAATTGATACCTGCTCAAGATATTCGTAAATCTCATCTGACGTCATGCCAGA